GCAATATTGGAAATACTTACTGAAGTAGATATTATTCCTGACGTTGGGGGATTATATACATTTGTTTATTCTCCAAAAACTCCAGAAATTGAATATGATCAAAATCCACTAATTGTAGTATCAGACATATTTCGTTGGGGATTTAGGGGATATAACTTTCACTGGAAATCACCTCACAATTATACTTGGTTAGAGTTAGTTGGTAACTTACATAAAGTTAATAAAGAAGAACTAAATACACTCATAGCATTAAACTATCAAAAGTTCAGAATAAATATTTAAAAAAGTAAATGCCAAGAAGTCAAGGTGTTAACCCAAATCCAAACAATACTGAACGAGAAATAGGACTCTATTCCAATTCACTGACTTACAGAGGAGTTAGTACTGGTAGAGGTGGAGGGACACCCCAAAATGTAACTACAACAAAAGACTATAGATTATTTGCAAATTATCAAAATGGTTCTGCGGAATTAAAAGTCGGTCCTAGTGGGTTAGAAAGAACTGTTGCAACTAGATCGGCCAATGGAAGATGGCAAGTTACTCAAGATGCAGGATCAACTGATGCTGAAAGAAAAGCACTACAAAATTCATTAAATGCTGGACAATTTGGTAAAAAGTTAAACACTGAATTGAAAGAAGTAGCAATTCGTGATTTGGGAAATGATCAATATAGCAGAATATTTAATCCATCCATAGCACAAACTTCGGAACAGGAATCAACTTCAGGTGGGGGTATTGATGGTGCTGGAGGAAATAGTGGTGGAAGTAGCCTAAGAGATAATGAAGGTAACATTAAAAATAGTATTAGCAGTAAAATAGAGGCAAGAACAAAATACGCCAGCTCTGATGAATTGAGATACCCAATAGCATATTCTGGCAATGATTATATGCAAATTGAAATGTTAAGATATGTTCCAGAAAAAAATTTATCGTTGGGTCAAACAACTGGTGCCGATACTGAGAGTCTTGCTCTTGGAAATTTAAGAAGACCTTCAGAAAGACAAGAAAAAGAAGCAAGTATCGCAACAATAACTTTACCAATTCCATCAAATTTAATAGACACCAATTTAGTAAATTGGAAAAATGATGATTTAGATGCAATAAAAGGATACTTTGCAGGAAGTGCTACAAGGGTAATGGGATCTGGTTCAGATATTGGAAACCAACTCGGAAGAGAAGTAAGAGGTTTAGGAAACATAGCATCAAAACAAGGAGATGCATTAAAATCCATTATCACTGCAGGAATTGTAAGGCAATTACTAGATGTTCGTACAATATTATCTCGTTCAACCGGTGCCGTTTTAAACCAAAATACAGAACTTTTATTTGATGGTCCAGGTCTTAGAAGTTTTTCATTTTCATTTAAAATGACCCCAAGAGATCAAAGAGAATCAATTGCTGTTAAAAAAATCATAAGAACTCTTAAACAGGGAATGGCAGTAAAAAGAGCCGTAGATGGATTGTTTCTTTCTGCACCAAATATTTTTAGAATTACTTTTTATTATTCAACTCAAGATGGGAATCCAAAAAAACACCCATTCTTACCAACATTAAAACTCTGTGCTTTACAGAATATGTCAGTGAACTATATGCCAGATGGTTCTTACATGACATATGGCGATGGTTCTATGGTAGCTTACGATATGACATTAAACTTTGGTGAAATTGAACCTATCTTTGATACTGATTATGATGAGTTAGACGGTGTTGATTCAAAAGGAAATCCAACAAATCCAGATTCAGTTATAGGTTACTAAAATGTACTTTAAAACTCTTCCAAACTTAGAATATCATACAAAGTTTCCAGGTAGCAATTCAAACTTAGATACTATTGTTGCCAAAAATCTTTTTCGTAGAGGAAAAATTCGTGCAGATATTTTCAATAATATATCTTTCTTTACAAGATATTCTATTATCGGTGATGAAAGACCCGAACAAGTTTCAGAAAAGTTTTATGGAACCCCACTTTATGATTGGGTAATTTTAATAACAAATAATATACTTGATGTCTACAATGAATGGCCACTTAGCAATCAAGCACTTTATGATTATTTGATTGAAAAATACGGATCAGAAGAAGTATTTTATCAAGTCAAACATTATAAGACATTAGAAGTCAGAAACTCAAACAATCAAATTGTTCAAAATAAAGACATTATTGTCGATAACGACTTTTATAACCGAATTGCGGTAATTGGAGAGGCAGCACTTGAATATTATGATGAAGATCTTGGAGTTGTTGTTGCAAAATCTGGAAGTGAAATTGCTGTGCCAGTAACTTTTGTGGAATATGAAGAAGAAGTCAACGACAACAAAAGAAATATTTTTATCTTAAGGCCAAGATATCTTCAAGAAGCATTTAATGATCTTGAAGATATCTCAACCTACAGAGATTCTTCTGACTTTATTTCAGAAAGTTTAAAGAAAACAGATAATATTAATCTGAATTCACTCTAATTATTCTTCGGCAAGTCGTTGAAAGTAACTCAGAGCATCATCTTCATCTTCATCAGATGAAGAACTTAGAGTAGGAAGTTCTGGTTCCGAACGACGATTACCAAAGTCTGGAGTATATGATCCACGAGTATTATCCTCTTCGTCAACTTCCTCATCAATTCTCCGTTGCTGAGGTTTAGTATTCAGAACAGAGTTTAGACGCTTTTCAAGTTCTTCATATGTTTTAAACTGATCTGCTGCAACAAACTGAGTCAAAGAATGCTGCTTTTTCCAAAGTGCTTCAAGTGCATCATCATCATCCAGAAGAGGTGAAGGTTTATCAAACTCGGACTTATCGTAGTTCCAATAACCATCTTTCTTGACAATCTTTAGTTTGAAGTTAGCACCTTGCCAGAAATCAAAGGGATTGATTGTTTCTTCATCTTCAAATTCAGGTTGCATTGAACCCATAATTTTATCAAAGATTTTCTTACCAAACTTGTAAAGAAAAACTTTACCTTCGTTTTGGGGATTAGCAGGGTCTTTTACAACATAAATGTTGGCATAGTAAGACAATTTACGTTTTTGCTTACGTACAGTTTCTTTATCTTTTTCATTACCACTATTCCAAAGACCTCTGTTATATTCAGAAACAGGATCTTTTTGGTTCAGAGTCGTAAGACTATTTTCAATATACCATCCACCAGGACCTTGGAAAGCATGACTCCATACTTTTGACCAAGGAAGATCTTCACCATCTGGGGCGGGAAGGAAACGAATAGTTGCAAAACCATTTCCCACCTTATCTACTTCAGGTTTCCAAAACCTATCATCTACAGTTGATTCCCCAAGACTAATCTTTTCTACTTCTTTAACAAGTTTAGCAGTGAGTGAACCAAGTTTAGATTGTTTTTTCAAATCTGAAAAGGACATTTGTATTCTCCGTATTAGTTGTATTTGGTTAGATTACTTTTGTATTCTATCGTGTAGGTCAACTATTGTCAACCTGCTTTCTTGTGTCTTCTAAAAGAACTCTCATATTATCAAGCAAAATATTCAAATCCACATTTGAAGGCATTCCCATAGAAACAGCATGATTAGTAATATGCTGTTTCATTTCTTTTGCTTCTGGATCATCAGATAAACTCAATCTGGTGTATAATAATTTTTGTGTTTCAATTAATTCTTCAAGTACTTGAAGATGTTTTAGTTTTCTATCTTTGTCCATTAGAACAAAGTTAAACATATTTTCATATACTTCCTTCTGCAAAGAAGAGATCTTACGTACTTCTTCTTGAACAATATCGGAACTAAAGAAGCTCATACATCACCCAAAATAGATTCTTTCACAATTCTTTTATACTCAAACACATCAATATTTATAAATGGTCTATATTTTTTAATTCTCATACTAACAGTTTTCCACACAGGATCTAAAAGTTTTTTATCAAAATTTTTACAATATCCAAAAATAGAATCATAAATTAACATGGTTTCAAGAGAAATTTTTTTGCTTAAATATTTTTTAAGTAAAATAGGATGTCCTTTGGAGCAATTAAATACATCATCTAACTTTACTTCAGAAAATAATTTTTCAGTTTCTTGCTTAAAAAGATATTTTAGTCCCTGAATTGTTTTTTGCCACTCTAAGTAATTTACATTTCCATTTTTAATTATTTCTCCAATCCAAAGAGTTTGTGGGTCGTCACATAAAACAAAATTAGCAATAAAAAAATTTTCTACTTCTCTATCACTTTTTTGTCTTGCAGTCTTTTCAAAAAAATATCTATCCCGTCGTTTATAAAAAGACTCCAAAGTTGCTCTTGATTTACCACAATACTTATGGTAATCATACGATTCTTTTGTAAAATGATTTTTAAATGCAAGATATGTTTTATAACAATCAAACGGAGTCATTAAAACTTTAACATTGCTTTACTTGTTGGTTTTAAAAAGTTAAGTTGTGTAGCTTCAAACTTTAACTTTTCTTTTAATGGTTTTGAGAGCAACTTCGGAATAGTTTCTACCTCTACACTATTTTCTTCACAAAATTGAAGAATTGCGTCAATGTAAGATAGATTATAATCTTTAACTATTGTTTCAATCTTTTGAGCAAACTTATTAGAGCATAAAAATTTTTCTTCTAAAGCTTTAGTGATTTGATCTTTCATACGAATTAAATTGGGCAAACTTTTTAATGTATCTTACTAAGAGTTTAATATAATCCCCTTTGTTCCTTTTGTCAAATACTTTAACTTCTCCACCAGGTGTAACCATTAAAGTAATAAGTTTTTTGATGGGAATCTGTGTCATTTCATAATAAGCAGATGCATAAAACATTTCTTGAACAAAATAGTTTTCAATCCATTTTTCTGGTTTGATTTTATCAGAAGACTTAAAGTCTATGACAGCAAGTTCTCCCTCATATTCTCCAATACAATCAACTCTTCCAGCAAGTCCGTAGTATTCCGAGTAAAGTGTTCTTTCAATTGCATGAATATTATTTATCTTATCCAGATAAGGTTTTGCGTGAAAAAACATTATCCTTGTCAGGGGTTTATAATTTTCCCAGATAAGTTCCTTGTTCTCAAGATAGTCCTGACAAACTTGGTGAAAATCAGTTCCTCTTGCAGATGCTTTTCTACTAATTTGATTTGCCTTTTCTTCACCAACTCTTTTACGCCATTCTAATATTTTTTCTTTTTTATAAAATCCGGTTACAGTTGTAATAGAAGGCACCCAATCTCCATTCGGAAGATGATAGAGACGGATGCCATTTTCTTCTTTCTTTGTTAGTTCAAGTTCACCAAGATGATTACAATGAATAAAGGTCATAGATTAAGACCTATTTTTGTAAGAATATATTCTTTAACAAGACCCGAACGAACGATGTCATCAACACCAAATTCAATTAAATCAAATGAGGGCATTTCACGAAGAATTTTCATAAAATCAATAATTCCATTTCTTTCATTTGTTTTAACTAAATCCGATTGAGTTGCATCTCCACAAAAACAAATGCGACTATCTTCACCCACACGAGTGATAATACTGTCAAGTTCGTGAAAATTTAAATTCTGGAATTCATCAACAATAATAATTGCCCTATCCAAAGTTGTACCACGGAGAAATGAAGTGCTCCAAAATTTAATTGTTTCTTGTCCCTTTAGATTTCCATAGAGCATTTCAAATGAAGCATCGTCTGGCATTTGAAACATATACTTTACCATATTCTTATAAGGAATTTGATAAATGTCTGCCTTATCATCATGAGACCCAGGAAGAAATCCGATTTCACGAGTTGAGACTAATGATCTAACAATATAAACTTTTTCATATGGAGTTCTTTCATCAAGAACATCACATAATGCATTGTAAAGAGTAATAAATGTTTTACCTGTTCCCGCACACCCATAAGCAATTAAATGCTGACCATTTGAATATGAATCAAATAGTCTTTTTTGATTGTCGGTGAGAGGTTCAATATCAACCAAAAACTCAGAGTTAATTGGTTTCTTTCTCTTTAGTTGCTTAGTCGTCATACCAACACCAATTGGTTGGTCGGAATTTCTTCTTTTTCTTGCCATATGTTTAAACGGGTTTTACTTTTGATCCAGGAGCCCTGCTAGCTTTAGCGAGTACATCATTCCATCCAGGATGTTTTACTCTAAGTTTATCGTAGACCTCTCCAATATCTCCAGAAGAAGGACAGGTAGATGGATCAGACCAATCCCTTTCCCAGTCAGAATTGTCTTTCTTCCATTGATCCCAATCATGAACGCTCATTGTCACTTCTTTTTGTTCACCTGTAATCTTATGTATAATTGGATATGTTGCCATAAGTTATGAATTTAAGATAATTTATTTATTATGGACTCAATCGTGCTTTATGAAGACGTTTTTCTTCATAATATGTCCAAACATTGGGAGCCCATGATTTAAGTTCTGGAGTAATCGCATCACAAAGTGCTTGAATCTCCAACTGAGCATCAAGTTTAGAACGCAGATCCATAAAATGAAGAACTGAACGAAGATTAAATGAAACTACAAAATTCTGACGAATTGCTTGTGGAAGATAATCACGAATATGCTCCTCACACATTCCTTGCTCATAGTACTCAGCATACTCCTCACACTCACTCAGAATGCGTCCCAGTTTGCGTTGACGATGTTCCGAAGTCCATTCATACTTCTTACCTTTACGATTGGTATAGAACCCTTCTGGGCGCACATAGAAAACGTCTTCAATATCAAGTTCTTTCTTTGCAACTTTCACAACACGTTTACCGGTATATCTTTGTGACTGAACATCCCAAGAGGTGCCAATACGATGAGTTCTTGCTTGAACAATTACATTATGAACAAATCCAGAGCAGGAGAAAGTAATACCAGGATGTTCTAGTGGTCCCCAGTGACCACGATCATTTGCAAGAAGTTGCTCAACAATCCATTCACCACATTTCTGACTATTAGGAACGTCTACTTCATGAATGGGTACTTCAGAATAGTCTCCCTTTCCTGCTTGCCAAATAACTTGTTCTGGCATTGGGTAGCACTGAAGTTTAACTACTTCAAGATTTTTATCAAGTTCTAATAAATCTTTTGCTTTAATTGGTTTCATCTTTTTTTCAATCTGCATATCCATCATCTTCGTCATAAATTTCGTCATAATCGGTTATATGTTGTGTAATATCTTCATATTTTATTTTATAAGAATCTACGTCAGAATAAACTTCTGATTTAAGACATTCTACTAGAGATTCAAGGTTTTTTATAATTAATTTAAGTCTTTCTTTATCCATTTTTATAAACCCCAACAAAGGCAATTATACATAAAAAAAGAGGGAGAGTCAAGTCTCCCTCTTTATCATTTTGCTGCCAACAAAGTGGCAAGAGATGCTTTTTTGCGACGATCTTCTTTTTGTTTTTGGTCTTTAATCAATTGTAAAATATTTAATTTTTTCATTTTGCTACCTCCATATTTTTACAAGGACGGTATGCGACACCACGATATGTATTTGCTGGATGTGCTGGTGCGTGAGTTTGTGAATACCACTTACGATACTCTTCTTTAGGGGTTTCGGTGTTATATTCTACACCACGATATACAACTTTAGACATTAGATTTCTCCTTAGTTTTTGAGGTTAAAGAGCGTTTCTTCAGTCGGCTTTTGCGTTTGCTATTTGCGAATAGCAAATGAACGATCCGTTCCGAGTCGGCTTACTTCCGTTCCCGTTGGGAATAAACGACAAATACAGTATAAACTGCATAAAATATCTATCAAACTGACTTTGTAACGTTTAATACAATTTTTATAATGTTTTAATAGATTCTAAAACATTATTCAGTTTATCAGTTTTACTTCTATAAGATGAAGACCATTGTTCCAAGAGATCAACAATATCTTCTACAATGACATTTGAGGGAGCATCATCTTCAAAATATTTTTGAATTGCTTCAGAAAGATATCTTTTTCTACTCCACTCAATGCTGTAAGGTTTATATTCCATAATTAAAGAGTATATGATGACATTATAGAGTATCTAGTTCTTATTGTCAAGATCCCAGCACCGTTTCAAATTTCCTCTGATTTCATTAAGTTTCATTTCTTCCCAATAAGTCAGTAAGTGTGCATTGATTTCCTTTTCTTCTTCTGTAAAATCAAGACGATACTTATTTTTGATTGATATTACTTTTAACATATCATCCATAAAAGTTGTAGGAAAATCTAAAAACTCTTCGTAAGTCATTATTCCCCTAAAGTATGAATGACTGGTTTTTCGTTTACTAAAATATGATATATATCTGCATTTTGTGCTGCTGATATCGGAATAAATTCTGTAGAGGCATCAAACTCTTCATCACGAATTGCCTGATTAATCACAATTGAACCATTTTCACCAGAGTATGAACGATGAAAAGTCATTTTAGGAATTACAAGAGCACCAGAAGAACGATTCAAATGAACAATATGATATGGATATCTCCATTGAGGATTTACTAATTCAAAAGTTCTCATTCCAGACAGAACACGATTGTGATCCACTTGATGATAATGAATATAAAATTGCTTTGCTCCTACAATATCATCAGGAGGAGAGATAGCAGGACCAGTATGAACAACAAGATCCTGAGCATTTGACTGCTCCACCGAAATATCATAGAAAACAACTGCATCAGTCTCACGAAATACTCTGTGTTTTTTGAATTGAACTTCACTCATTAGTCTCTTTGGC